GAGCGCGCGGGCCGCATCGGAGCCGAGGTCGCGACCGGCGCGGGCGCGCTGGGTGCCGCGGGCGGAATCGCCTACGGCGCGAAGAAGGGTATCGACGCCATGCGCGGGCGCAAGGAGAAGAAGGCGTCGGCCTTCCTCAAGCTCGCCGAGGATCGCGCGCTCGAGATGCTCTACAACGAGGGCTACATCGACGAGTACGGCAACGTCTACGGTGCGGAGAAGACGGCCTCGGCCGGCGACTTCGACACGACCCTGGACACGGCCGCGCTCGAGATCCTCGAGGCCAACGGCTGGCCCGTCCACTGGAACGAGTAGAAGGTCTCCGGGGTGTTGGGGTTGACTACGGTGTGGGCCATGGTGGATGAGGTGACGAAGATCGCTGCGGTCTCGTCCCCCTCCATCAAGGCCCCACCCGCTCCCGGCGGGTTGCAGGGGCAGCTCAGTGCTACCCCTGTAGCCCCTGTCCCGCTGAAGAAGATCACCGGGAAGGCGCTGGAAAGCACCAACCTCCAGAAGACCAACTACACGTCCGTAAACACGAGAGCGCAGATACCGAACGTCACACTGACCTCTGAACAAAAGGCTCTCACGCCCCCGGTGGTCAGATCGTGAAGGAGGTTCCCTGATGGGACAGAGGATCAACAATTTGATCGAAGCTGCGCTCCTTGACGGCGCTGACGGGGTGATGACCAAGATCGCTCAAGATGCCGAGGGTGAAGCCGGCGGCGGCAAGTGCGCGAAGTGCGACAAGCCGGCCGCAGCTGGCTCCAAGCTGTGCAAGGAGTGCGCGGAGAAAGCGGCCCGTGCTGAGGAGCAGGCCGCCGGTATGGAGGAGACCGAGAAGACTTCCTCCGCTCGGCTGTACAAGCTGGCCGAGGCTGTTCAGTACATCGCCGACAACTTCGGTGACATCCAGATGCCCGTTGGTGTCCTGAAGACCGCAGAACCCGCGGCCACCATGACGCCTTCGACGTCTGGCCCCGGAGGCGGACCCAACGCCCTGCCCACCGATCTGAACTCTCCTCCCGGCGGTTCCAACACTGCCCCCGAGGGATTCGGAGAGGCCAAGGCGAAGAAGCCTCCGATGGTCCCCGGCCTCGAGGCCGGCGCGACGCCCAAGGCGGCGAAGAACGCCATCGAGACCGACGACACCACCCCGCCTGGCGGCGCTGGGGAGCAGCCTCAGATGATGCAGCCTGGTGGGCTCGGTGGTTCCACACCGCAGGCCGGCTCCAAGACTGCTTCGGCGGTCAATCGGATCAAGCAGGCCATGCTGCGTAAGCGAGCCGCTGAGAATCCGGGGACGAGCATCTCGACCCCCAAGACCATGCTTCCCACGACGCCGGAGAACCAGCCCTCTGGCGTCGAACGCCCTGCGGAGGTCACTTCCCAGGAGAGCCTGATTTCGTCCAACGAGGCAGCGATCAACGCGACGAAGCGCCAGGCCAAGGAGGTTCCGAAGAAGCGGATGGGCGATGTCCTTTCCGAGCCAGCCCAGTCGAAGTCGACCGATTCGGCTCTCGACGCGGCCCTCGGTTCGGGGATGGTGAACGAGGCCGGTGCCAAGGTCGCTGCGGCACAGGCTCGTGTTCACTTGCAGAAGATCGCAAGCGCCGGATGCACCTGCGGGGGCAAAGGCGAGTGTGGATTCTGCAAGATCGCTTCACGAATTGACCAGAGGCACACGGAGGATGCTGGTGCTCTGTGGGCTGCTGGTCGGGGACCGGGAGCCACCCGGTAGAGGAGGCCATGATGCAGAAGCTCAGTGCACGAAACGTGGTGGCCGTCCTCAAGCAGATCCCAGAGGCTCTCGTGAAGACGGCCTCCGAGCGTGATCACTGGAAGGAGCGGGCCATCCGCGCCGAACAGATGCTCGGGGACTACCAGACTCGCGAGCGCGTCGAGAAGGTCGCCGCGGCCATGATCGAGAAGAACCTGAACAAGGGTCTCGATCAGGACGAACTGCGTGAGAACCTCATGCAGAAAGCCGCGGAGGGCAAGCTCGAGGTCGTGGCGGAAGCCGTCGGCATGACGGCCCGCAGCAACCCGCTGGGATTCCTGGGCGAGGACACCAACTCGACTGGGGGCGGATCCACCGGAGGAGCCTCGGCGGCGTTCGAGAACGCCATCCTGGGCTAACCCGGAGATCTGCTGGGTGAACGGAAACAAGGAACCTTGATCTAGGGAGGATCGGAAAGTGTACCAAAACTACTTCCGGACGACCAGCCCAGTCGCCGCCGTCAACCGTCAGGACTTCGTGGTCTCCGACCGCGCTCTGATGGACTTCGAGAGTGCCGCTCCTTTGGCGCTCGTGATGGGCGAGTGGCTGACGCTGGACGCCACTTACAAGCTGGCGAGGGCCGCGAACCCGGGCATCCCGCCCGGACCGTGGTGCCTCTTCATGGAGCTCGGTCGTTCCGACGGCCAGGCCATCGCAGACGGGAAGCTCGACGTCCTCTTCCAGGGCGGCTACTGGGCCGAGACGAAGGTGTTCAACACCGGCGCAGCTCCGGCCCTCGGCGCAGCCCTCGAGGTGGCGAACGTCACGCCGACCGGCATCACCGGAACGAGGTCGGGTCTCCAGACCCACGCCGGCGGGGCGAACCCCGTCATCGGGTACGTCACGAAGCTCGCAGCCGACAACGGCGGCTGGCTCCAGTTCCAGCAGACGCTGGTGTAAGGAAGGAGGGATCACATGTCGACCAGATCTCAAGTCCTCAACGATCTCTTCGTCCAGAACCTCGACAGCTACGAGGGCAAGGAGAAGGTCGCGGCCGCAGGCGGCACCTTCATTCGTGACCGGCTGCGCGAGGTCGCCTTCTCTCGGCAGATCCTGCCACCCGAGAACGTGACCAAGGCGGACTGTCAGCGGTCCACGCGCCACGACACCCTCGTCAAGATCATCGACGTGGAGCCGGAGAGCCGCGCCATGGCGATCACCTTCCGTGGTCAGCCCAAGGCTCGCTTCATCCGTGCGCCCCGCGCCGAGATCCCCTTCTTCACCATCTCGTCCGAGAAGTTCGAGAAGGTGGAGCAGGAGCTGCTCGCCTACGAGATGCCCATCACGCGCGTCATCGAAGACAACAGCGTGAAGGACATCCAGGAGGTGGAGGACCGCGAGTTCCTCCTGCACCTCGAGGCAGCCGTCCAGGCCATGCAGGCCGAGGCCAACTCCGTCGCCGCCGCACCCGCGCTCAACAACGCGAGCATCAACGGCCTGACGCCTCCGCGAGAGTTCTCCGTCCGCAAGGGCGAGCTCGCTCGTCAGCCCGGCGTCACGGACAACGCCTACGTCTGGCCGCTCCAGCGCCCGGACATCGTCAATCTCCACAAGCTGCTGGACGGGAATCGTCTGCGTGCTCAGAAGGTCCTCATGACCGAGTACGACTTCGACGATCTCAACCAGTGGACGGTCGAGGACTTCGGCGACAAGCTCCAGAGCGAGACCGCCGTCGAGGGCTACAAGTACTCGACGCTCCTCGGTCGGGCCTTCGTCCGGACGATCAAGACCGACATCCTCCGCACGGGCAACCTCTACGTGTTCACGTCGCCCGAGTTCCTCGGGAAGTTCTACGTGTTGAACAACACGAAGTTCTACATCGACAAGATCGCGAACCTGATCACCTGGCAGAGCTGGGAGGACATCGCGATGTCGATCGTGAACATCGCCTCGGTGCGGAAGCTCGAGCTCTACGCGGGCGACGCCACGCTGAACGACACCGACTCGATCCGGTCCGACGTGACCCCGGTCGACGAGGCGGATCTCGGCGCGGTGAACAACCGAGTGGACTCCGGCCTGGTGTTCCCGCAGGTGAAGGTCTACTAGCTTCGGCTTGTTCCTTCGTCCAAGCGGCAACACCGCATCGCGCGTTTTCAGAGGGGCGCGGCGTCCACAAGCGGCGTCGCGCCCCTCGTATCTGAGGTGAGGAGGTTGATCCTGTGAAGTTCGTTATCACCAACATGGTTCGTCGGACCGAGACGCGTGTGGCGCGTGCGAGGTCGGCAACCCGAGCCCGTCTCCTTCAGCGAATCTGCGGGAACAAGTTCCGCCTCGTGCGCGGCAAGAACCGCGGCGGCATCGTCATCGACGAGGATCTCCTCAACGAGCACTGGGACGAGCTCAAGGAGAAGCAGGCGGCAGGCCTGATCGCTGTCCACGAGGGGGTCTACAACGGCCCGCTCTTCGCGTTCGACTCCCTCGACCGTCAGGTCGTCGAGAACACCCCAGAGCCCGTGGAGGAGCCATCCGATGATGAGCCCGAAGACGAGGAGCAAGCTGCGGATGATTCAGAGGAGGAGGCCGAAGAGCTCGAAGAGGAAGAAGCCGAGCTCGAAGAGGAGCCCGAAGAAGAGATGACCGCTGAGCCCGAGAAGCCTGTCGAGCGGATGAACAAGGCCGAGCTCATCGCACACGCAGCGGTCATCCTCGGCGAGGATGAGGGAGCCCTCGAGGCCCTCACCAAGAAGCAGATCATGGAGAGGCTCGGATGATCATCTACAACCTCACGGACAGGACTCCCCCGTGGGAGAAGAAGCCGCGCACCCCGAACAAGATCAAGATCCGTGGTGTGCAGATTCTCCCAGGGGACCAACACGAATTCTCAGACTTCCCGCTGGCGCAGGTCTCGGGGCACATCAACGCTCATCGAGTCAGCGTCGACGGAATCCCCGACTGGTACCAGAAGGCGGAAGCGTCGGAGAAGGAAGAGCGGTTCAAGGTTCACTTCACCCAGGTCGCCGAAAAGGCCGCCGCGGAGAAGTCCGTGAAGGCGTCTGTCGGTGCCATGGACGTCGAGGTCACGGCTGGTGACGACGGAGAGCTCGGCACCGATGACGATGAGGTGAAGATCACTCCGAAGCGCAAGAAGTCCAAGAAGGGGAAGAAGAAGTGACAAGTCTTCAGGGCCTCGACACCCCGAGTATCCCCGGGGCGTCCCAGACCTTCAACCACTTCGTGGCTCAGACCCGTCTGTTCATGCGGGACTTCCCGGAGTTGAACCGGCTGGTGGCTGGGGAGGAGACCGACGATCGTATGATCGCGTTCTGCTGCATGGAGGCCCTGAGCGACTTCAACTCCGAGCCGCCTCATCTGGGGTTCTACACCTTCGAGATGTTCGTGCAGAAGGGCTGGGTCCACCCACTTCGCAACGGGACGAT